ATACCCAATAGTTAAAAGTAAAAGTGTGATCTTTAAAAATACATCAACGTTTGACATTGAAAAAATAAATGTACCTAGATTAATTAAAAGTGTTTTGTAGTCTGTTAACATATTAATAAGTGTAGTATACACCTCTTTTTTTAGTTACTAATACTTGTTTTCTGTTGTTGTCTTTGTTATAAGAAACGTGCAACCATTTTGGTTCTTTTCCGAATTCCCAAATAAGCTGGTCAAAATCAAGTTCTTTTCTAATATAATGAAACATCTCTAAATTAGACTTACCACCCATACTTGTAATGTCCATTGCTTCACCTTTCATATGAGATGATGTTTTAGAACCTTTTAAAGCAGTATTAAGTTCCAAACACCTAAACATACTATTTACTTTAATTGGTGCATCTACCCACTCTCTTAATGGTTCAAATACCTTTTCAGCTAGTAGTTTCATATTCTCAACTTGTTCTTCATTTGGTTTGTTTGATATGCCTTTTTGTTTAGCATAATTAGAACCAACTGCTTCTTTGTAAGAAATGTGTTTACTTATTCTTTTCATCTGTGATTAATTTAAAAGTTCCATCTTCTAGGTTAACTTCTATGTTACCATACTTTGCTTCCAGATCCTTTTTACTTTGTTCTTGCTTCATAGAAAGTTCTGCAAACATATGTGATAGTGTATGTGACTGTGTAGCCAATAAACCTAAATCGTGTAAGATTGCTTGTTTCTTCTGTTCTTGCTCTTTAAATTCTTTTAATTCACTTTTTGATAATTTTCCCATTGTATTTGTTTTTTGGTTAAGTATCAAATATACTAATTATTTAGGTACTTCTGCGTTTCTTGGGTAACCGTAAAAACTATGTGCTGCTTCTACTGGATACACCATAAAAGCGCCAAAGTCTAAATCTAAACTACTCATAACATCGATAGCAAAACCGTCATAGTAAACCGCTGGAGTAATTATATTACCATCTGCATCATAAGTTGCTGGTATCTTTACAACCTTACCGATATAAACAACCGCTGCCGTATCTTTAGAGAATACTATTTCTTTATCTGTTTCAACTAAAACACCAATACTTAAAAGGTAGTCTTTGCCCTCTTGCTCTGTTGGAAAATTTGTCTTGTATATATTCATTATATTGTTGTTTATACGTGTGTATTTGTTACTCTTAAATTGTGGTCAGTTCCGCAAGTTTTTGGTCGCTTAAAGCCTCTTTCCAAACTGCAAGTGCTTTTGTTTTGCCGAAGAAAGGGAAGGTACCGTTTCCACTATTAAAATCTATGTTATTAATTGTATTTGCTGCAAGTACATTTCCAGAATTATCAACCCCAACTTCCACTCCATCAACCCATAGTGCAAAATCATTTAAAGAGTACTTAAAAGCAATTTTATGAGTGTCTGTTATAGTTGTTGCAAAGGCAATACTACATTGTGCTACACCACCAATTTGATACCTTGCAACAATTATCCCACTTGCTTCATACCTTAAAACAACACCATTTGATGCGGTACCATCATTTAAAGTGATAAATCTTCTTGCATTATCTACTTCAACCAAAGCTGCTATTTGTGCATATAGTGTTCCCGATGTGCTATTTATACTTGCTAAACTACCGCCATTGGTGCATACGTCTTGGTTACGTGTTACTGTTGAGCCTTCTGTTGGAATTATACTTGTAGGATATGAATTTTCCTCAAGCATTGCTCCCCAAATGTAAACACCGCTTGTTCCATCTCCAATATAAGTATTTGTTGAGCCATTATTTAATCTAATATCAAAATTTTCACTTGTATTATTATCTTTTGTTACAGAACACCTATACCACCCATTACCATAATCTTCAATACTTGAGGCATCTATATTTTGTTCACTTTCTATAACCCCGTTTTCAATATCAAAAACTGCAAAACTATTAACATCTGAAGAATTCATTACAAGTTTTCTATTTCCAGATAAAGATTTAACAAAAACAGAAAAAGTGTAGCTATTACTATTTGGGGTTATAGCATACCTTAAAACGTGTGTGTTATTTGTTGTATCTTCTATAAGGCTATTAGCAGCCAATTCCCCATTAGGGGCAATTAATGTGTTAGGTGTAATAGATACCCTAAATTTTTGCCAAGCAGCATTACTAAAATCCTCTGAATACGTTATTAAATTGGTACTCTGCGGTTCAAACAACCAACTTCCGCAGCCACTATCTGGCACTACTTCTTGACCGAGATATTCTTTTACAGATACGTTGTCTATTGTTACATTACCCGCTCCTCGCAAAGCAAAACCTAAACCTATTGATGGTTGACTTGTAAATATATACTCATATTCTCCAACATTTTGTATTAAAACAGATGCGGGACTACCTCCCATATATATTTGAACAAAATTACTTCCACTCGCTTGTGATACTTTTATTTTTACTTTATATTGAGTATTTGGATTTAAAATTGATTGTGATAAATAAGATGCACCCCCCGTATGTGTTGCTACACCATTTGCAATAGCCCAACCACTACCTTTAGACCAAGCCGTATCGCTATCAAACCCACCATTTACAATTTCCTCACTCCCTAAAGCATCTTGATAACTAAACCCCTCGTAGTTTATTCTCGGTAGGTTAGTATCGTCTGTTATTTCTATTACTGAAATGTTTGAAATTGTTAATATACCACTTGATGCAGTTCCCGATATACCTATTTTTAAAGCGTAAGCAGCAGCCGCATTTGTTGCGTCAATATATACCTCGTGTGTTCCAATTACATTACTTAAAGAAACAGAGCCAAAACCACCAGAACTACTTAATGATGCCCCATTACCATTTAATGTATTTTCAATTATCTCATAAGAAAACAAATATTTTTTTCCATTAGTAATATTAAAGTTTTGCTGAAGATATTGCGATGTGCTATTAGCATTTGCCGTTGCTAAATTATTTTCTATACTCCAAGTTCCCGTTAAATCCCAATTTTGCCCCACCTCTTTAACCGAGATGTTTGTAATAGAGCAATCAGCATCTGTTGTTGGCTCTAAAAATAAGTCATCAAAAGTAGCAGTAAAATACTCTGTTTTTGTACCTATTGTACTATAACTTGTTGGATTACTTTGTGAAAAGTTTTTTATACTACCTGAATTTATAGATACAATATCAAATGTTAATTTATATGTCTCACCTATTGTTAAAATACTTTCTTGGTATAATTTTCTATAAGCACTTGCAGTTCCGCTAAAAACTGCAACATCATTTCCAATACTCCACCCATTTTGTAGTTCCCAATTTTGAGCGACCTCACGTACTGAAACGTTGTCTATTGAGCCAATGAAAGATGAGCTTCCTTGTATCTGTATAGCTGTGTTACTTGTAGCGGTTAGGTATTCAGTATGTGTGCCAATCGTAGACTGGAACGCACCCCCTAAAGTGCCAGCAATCGCTCTAACTGTTCCACTTGTTATACTCACTAAAGTATATGTTATTTTATAAGTTTTTCCAACAACAGTAACACCATTTTGGTAAACACTTTCTGGTAAATTTTGTGAACCATCGCAATTAGCAGTGCCACCACTTATACTCCAACCCGCTTGTTTTACCCAATTCGTATCGCTACTAAAATCGCCATTTGTTACAAGCTGCACACCCTCTTGACTAAACGAGCCGTTAGAAACTTCCTCGCTACCTTCCTCTGAAAAGTCTCCGTTCTGCACCAAATTACTCGATAGTATCTGTACGTTTTCAACAAGACCTTGAGCATTTACTCTTGTAGCTGCTGAATTTCTGCTAAAATCAAAATCACCACTTCCATCACTTGGCTTAACACATAGTGCTTCACCATTGTTATACGCAGTTGGTGTTAATATAATTGATGCTTTATCTAAAAGGTTGCTCATTATTGTATATTTTCTAATTCATCTAAAGTTGCAGTTGTACAAGTAACATTCTCATAGTATGTTGCCCTTGCTTGTAAGGTTAAAAGTAATGCTGGTACTGCACTACACCCAGCATAAATTTTGTACACAATACCCCATCCAACAGTATTATCACAAACACCTCTGCCCCACCAACTTTTAAAATATATTTCGTTTGCCATTACTTCTTGTTTTTTTTCTTTTTAAGAAATACCTTTAATTTCTCAATGTTCTTTGCTTTTGGTTTGTAACTCATAGTACCCATCCATTAAACGTAGCCTCATAACTCGGATAAATATCATCATTGACGTTATTAGTGTACTCTGGATATGTAGCTTGGTTAAAACTCATAAAGTCTATAAAACGTCTTGAATACCATTCTGCATTGGTTCTTGCTTTTTCTACTAAAAAATCAACTTCGTTTTTATCTACAGTTTGTGCATTTTCAGATGTGTGTTTGTATACACCACCGTTTTTAATTTGGTAAGCTGCAAAAGGTATGTAGTTTGCTTGTGCATACCATATAAGCATTTCAACAATAAAATCTTCTAATATAGTTTTCCATCTCGCATTAGCTGGTAAATCAATTCCAGCAACAATAGCATCAGTTAAACCAGTATACATATTTGTACCTATAATTTGTTGTATGTCTATCTGTTGTGCGATCTTAATAAACTGTATGAATTTATCAGTATCTACATTCCCATCAATGATAGAGTTTCTTACTAAATCTGTTCTATTTATAAATAATACTGTTGCCATATTTTTCTAGTTTGGGTATGCTCCTCTGTTTTTCATATCAATAGGTGCTTCTGCTGCATCTTTATATTCACTTCCTTTTGGTTGGTATGAGTTTGGTATTGTATCTACTTCTTTACCTTTAGAAATGTATTTTTCTGTTTCACTTTTCATTCTATACAATTCTTCTTGCCAGAAATGTCCACAGTAAATACCGCCCTTAAACTTAAATAAAGAATAGTTTTGTCCTTTATGACCAAAGTTATTATTTACACCTTGAAAAGAGGCATTGTCTATATCTTCTTTTCTATACACAACACCCTTACTAGTTCTTGACATCATTGTTTTGCAGAAATCCCTACTATTAGCAGATGACTTTCTTTCTTGGTATGTGTATCTGATCTTGTAAAATGATTTATCTAACTTACTTTCTTCATTAGGCTTTGATTTAATAAAATCAGCAAACTTTTGTATTCTAGATAGCTTCTTTTTTATCTTTGAATTTGCCCATTCTTCAACATCTGAATTTTTATCTGAAACCTCTCTTACATCTACAAGTTCATAATCATCACCTATAGTTTCATATTTAAGGTTTTCTAAAATAGCATCAGCCATTTCATCTGTAAGTTCGTTTTTATCACTTGACATTTCAACACCAGTTTCTTCTTCAATAGTTTCTTTGTCTTGAAGTGTTTGGTCTACCTCTGTAAATTCTAGTGGTTGTAACGTTGTAAAGTATAGGTTTAAGCTAATATCGTTGTAAGCTAGTATATTATCAAAGCTATCAATTAAAAGTTCTTGAAACGGTCTTATAACGGTGTTATCCATTAATAGCGATGCCGTCTTTATTTCTTCTGCATTATTTCCTAAACCACTACCATCTTTTATACCTAGTAACATTGGTGAAACGATCCTATGGGCAACCATTATTTTCGATGTGCTTTCTTCGCTCAAGAATTGATACTGATTATGAGCATCACTTAATTGTACTGGTGTTATTTCTGCTTGACTTTCTTTATTGTCATTAAAAGCGAGTATGAATTTACCAGCGTTGCTAGTTCCAGAAAACTTCTGTGCAATCTTTGTTTCTATTAATTGTCTTTCTTGTTGGTTAGGCGTACCGTTGTTAAAGTTAATTAACATCGATGGCGATAAACCATTCATAATGTTGTTCAAATGGTAGTTAGATACTTCTTCTTCAAGTTCTGCGTATTGTAAGCCTCCTTGATAGTCTACGGGTGAGTAGTAATAGAAACCACTCTTATAGGGTTTGATGTAGTATATCTCTATTTCTTCATTAGACATACCAAAAGCTGGTATTCTTAATGGTTCATCAGTCTTTTTGATGTTAGCCCAATCATTAAAATAGTAATAAGCTGGTACATTACCATCTTCATCACATTTTTCTGCTCTTAATGTTTCAATAGGCATATGTTCTAGTTGAACAATCTTGC